ATAATACCAATACAAACAAGAGGACAGTTTGCCCTAAATGAATCTGTCACAGTAAATGGTGAAGAAAGTGATTTAATAGTGGTAGAGATTAGAGATGACTATATTAAATTAGATGGTGTCTCCAAATTTGCTACTGGTGATAGAATTACTGGATTGTTGAGTGGAGTGTCGGCACAAGTATCAAGTAAAATAAAAAATATAGCTAAATTTAACATTGATTATGCAAATCGTCAAGAATATGGTTGGTTAGATGGTATTGGTAGACTCAATGATGATACACAGGTAATACCTGATAATGATTATTATCAAAACCTATCATACACAGTTAAGAGTCCAATAACTTGGGACAAATTCTCTAACCCTGTTAACAGATTAGTTCATCCAGCTGGACTTAAGAATTTTGCAGATACAGGAATTCAGAGAAATGTTAAAGTTGGTATTGATAGTTTAAGTGAATCATCAATATCAACTATTATTCTTGATTTTACATCTAATATTAGAGTTGATGCTGAACATAATTTTGATTTTGGTGATGATTACGATATTCTTGGTACAAAATCAAAAAATATCTTATTAAATCAAAGAAAATTAACTGATTTTACAAGATGTTTAACAAATAGAGTTTTAGTTCATGATGATATAAGTTCTAATTTTTCAAGTGTAAGTTTTTCAGAGGGAACAACTGTTATCGATGAATTATTGACTGATTTTGCAACTTATTTAATACAAGTAATTGATCCAGATACTTTTGATACACAGATAAGTGAAATTATAGTTATGAAAACTCAGACTAATAATTTCTTAATTGAAAAATCGTCTGACTCAGCAGGAATTGGTTTTAATAATCAAAACACTAATCTTAAATTAGGAGACTTTAAAACTGAAACAACAACTGCTGGAGATAACAATTTAATATTTGAACCTGTTGACGCATTTAATAGAGATCATGATATTAAGGTATTAAAAACCTTCTTTGATACTAATGTTATTTCTACAGGTGAGAAAACAATTGGTAGTGTAAAATTAACTGGTGCTAATGTTGGTGTAGGAAGCACTGCAGTAGGATTAACAACAACTTCAATAGCAGAATTTTCTAAGGATGATTTTAATGGACTTTTCGCTAAAGTATTTGTACAAGATTCTATTACAAAAGAAATAAATTATAATGAAGTATTAATTGATTTTGATGGTAATCAAACTGCTGAAACAAATATATTTGTTGATTCAAATACAGGTGCAAATGGAAATGTTGTTGGTCTAGTAACAACTAGATTTGAGAATGATTTAATAAAGATACAAGTTCAGAATGATAGAATAAATGATTTAGATGTAAGAGCTAATATAGTTGGTTTAGGAACAACTACAGCAGGTACGGGTGTACATCGTTTCTTAACGAATGATCAACCAGCAGGAACAGAAAGAAGTGTTAGATTAGAGTCACAATTTAATCGTGGAACATCATCACCAATAACTTACACAAGTGTAAGCAAAGATAATGATAGCACTATTAAGTCTATCGTTAGAGTATCATGTGGAAGTACATCCGCTGTTCATCAAATTGTTACAGTTAGAGATGCAGACGACGTGATGACTGTTCAATATCCATTTATTTCTATTGGATCAACATCAGGTATTGGAACTTTTGGTGGAGAAATAAGTGGTAATAATATTGACTTAAAATTCTATCCAGATGCATCATTTACTTCATTAGTTAATGTTCAAGCATTTAATGAAATATTCTATACAGCTACTGATTTTGATAATACACCAAATGAATTAAATTATGGAAGTGTCCAGCAAGACGTATTTGTCACCACCTTTGATGGAAGAAATGGAAATAGAGCAAATAAAACTAAATTTGATTTAAAGTATAAGGGAGTCCCAATATACACTAAAACATTTAATCCAGATGGAGTAGGACTTGAAAAATCAACTGGTATATTTACAATCAATGATCACTTCTTCAACACTAACGAGGAATTAACATACGAAGAATCCTCCACATTTGTTGGTGTTGCTGCTACTCCTGTATCAATTGGATCAACTGTTAATTTTGCAGGTATATCTACTACTCTTCTTCCTTCAACAGTCTTTGTTAAAAATATAGATGAAAATAGATTCCAATTATTCCCAACTAGAGAAGACATAACATCTGGTACAGCGATTACCTTCACAGGTAACGGATCTGGTAATGCTCACAAATTGAGCATGACTCAACAATTAACAAAAACAATTATTGGATTAGATGGAGTAACTCAACAACCAATATCATTTACATCAATAGCACATACATTAAGTGGTAATATTGGAGCGGCTACATCTCAGTTTGCATTAAGTGGTATTGGTTCGATATTTACAACTGATGTGTTGAAGATTGACGATGAATATATGAAGATTGAACAAGTTGGATTTACAAGCACAGTTGATGGTTCTGGTGTGATTGATGATTCACTAAACGTATCACAAGGTATTTCTACCATACCTTCAGTAAGAGTTGAGAGAGGAGTTCTTGGTATACCAGCAGCAGCTCACTCAAATGGTGCAACTGTTAGAGTTCACAGAGGATCATTTAACATTGTTGATAGTTCAGTTTACTTTATTGAACCTCCAAAAGGTAATACCAGAGAAAGAAAAACACCAACAGAGTTACCTTTTGTAAAAGCAGACTTTAGTGGTAGAACTTTCTTAAGACAAGATTACACAACCAATATGATATTTGATGATATATCAGATAACTTTACAGGTATTGGTAAAACATATTCTCTTAAAGTTGGTGGTGCAAATACATCAGCAGGTATTCAGGTTGGAAATGGTGTATTGTTTATAAACGGTGTATTCCAAACACCATTTACAAGTAACAATGCGGGACATAATTATAAAATTACTGCTGATACCGTAGCAGGTTTATCTACAGTCAACTTCACTGGTATAACATCTGAAAATGGTCAACTTATAGTTTCAGAATCAGATATCAATCAAAACCAAGTTCCAAGAGGTGGTCTAATAGTATCATTAGGTTCTACACCAGGTTTAGGATATGCTCCTTTAGTAGGTGCAAGAGTTCATCCATTTACAAACTCAAGTGGAGCAATCACAAGTCTCGCTGGTATAGGAACAACATCAGGAGTGAATATTGGTATTGAAACTGCTGTTTATGATAATGTAAGTGGTATTATCACAGTCACCACAGAAAAAGTTCACGGATTCTCACTTGGAAGACCTAATTCTGTTCATCTAAAAGATTTAGAATTTGTATGTCCTAAGACAGTTGTTGGACAACCCACTAATGCAACCTATGATGGTGTAACTGGTATATCTACAATCACAATCGCAAATCATGGATTGGTAAATGGTGATGCAGTTATTCTTGAGACAGGATCAATATGCTTTACTTGTACGAAAGATAGTAATAATTCAACTCATTGTTATCCTCGTGCTACTGACCCTGCAGCAGGACAATACTTAACAGTTAGTAACGTAACTACAAATACTTTCCGAGTCAATGTGGGTGCTTCCAATCCAGGCGATGTTTATGAACATACATTTGTTTCAGCAACCGCTACAGCAGTTAAAACAATTGGTGGTGGTGGATACGTTGGTGTTACTACAACAATCTTCCAAGATCATGAAAGACCTCTATTTGTTGTAGGTATTGTTTCTGAGAGAACATTTGAGGTAAAAGCAGGAACAAGCACAATACCTCACACTTATCAAGGTGGTGGTAATGCCATTGAGTTCTTTGATGATTTGACATTTGGCTCAGGTTATCGTGGCACAACAGTTGCAATTGGTGTCACTGATATTAATTTCTTACATGAATTTGTAAGTTCAAGCAATAACTCAATCACAGTGCAAGGAGGTGGATCTGGTCCGTTTACTCCTACAGATGCAATATATGAATCACATACAGGTCAATTAACTCTTATAATTCCTGGTCATGGATTGACCACAAGTAATAAAGTAAGAATTACAACTAATTCTCTTTTATTCAAGTGCAGTAAAGATGGTAACTTTAGTAATCACCCTTATCCTCGTGCTACTGACCCTGCAGCGGGTGTATTCCTAAGTATTACTGCTGTTACCACAGACTCTATTACAGTTAATGTAGGTGCTGGTGGAGGTGGTGGAACAGGAGCAAATATTACTGCCACAGTTGGTGTTGGCGGAACTTTAATTTTCAATATTGCAGCTGCTGGTAGTGGATATATTAATCCTCAAATTGATATCCCTGAACCATCATATGATGGTCTTGAAGTAGTGGGTACATCAAGAATAGGTATTGGCACTACAACAGATACTGGATCAAATCTATTACTTAATGTATCTGTAAGTGGTACATCAACAGTAACTGGTATAGGATCAACTTATTTTGAGATAAGTAAATTTGAGATAGCAAGAAGTGGACACTCATTTAAGAAGGGTGATAAATTTAAGCCAGTTGGATTAGTTACTGCTTTAGGTTTATCTCAACCCATTCAAGAATTTGAGTTAGAAGTATTAGAGGTATTCAATGATAAATTCTCTGCGTGGCAATTTGGTGAATTAGATTATATTGATAGTATTAAAATACTACAGGATGGTCAGAGAACAAGATTCCCATTATTCTTCAATGGTGAACTATTAAGTTTTGAGAAAGATTTAACAGATACACAATCTCAATTAATTGACTTGAATGCAGTTTTATTAATCTTTGTTAATGGTGTATTACAAAAACCTAATGTATCATATCAGTTTGAGGGTGGTTCTACATTTACGTTCCTTGAACCTCCTCGTGGTGAATCACAACCTGGATTAAATGACAATGATGATGTAGACATATTCTTCTATAAAGGAACTCAAGGTGTAGATACAATTGTTGAAGATATTCAACCAACTGTAAAAGTAGGTGACACACTTAAGATTGAAAAAAATTCTCTTGTTGCAGGATTACCTATTGTTCATGCAAGTCGTGAAAAAGAACAAACTAGAGCAAGAGTTGTTAAAGATATATTAAATACTGATTTGGTCGAAACTGATGTCTATTCTGGAATTGGTATTGTAACCACAGGTAGTGCTTTAAGACCAATAACATGGACAAAACAAAAGCGTGATTTAAGAATAAATGGAGCATTGGTTGATAAGTCAAGATCAATATTAGAACCACAAGTGTATGCGACATCTAAAATTATTGGTGATTTAACCACTATAAATGGTAAAGGTGGTCCTGCAGATGGTATCTTTGTGGATAATGCAGAATCATTCTTTAAGGAAAATAATTATGCTGGAATAACTGTAACAGAAGTAGATGCTTTAATTACTTCAGGCGAAATTAATGTTGGTGCTTCTGCAACTGCAATCGTATCTGCTGCTGGAACAATATCATCACTAACAATTACAGAATCAGGCAGTGGTTATTCAGGCACGGTTGAAGTTAAATTAGGTGCTCCTTCAGAGATAGGTGTAGGAATAGGAACAACTGCTACAGCGACTGTCACTGTAAGCAATGGTGTCATTGGAAGTCCTTTGATAGTAAATCCAGGTTTAGGTTATACACACTCTAATCCACCTGGTGTTATTATCCAAGAACCAGAATTTAAAACTGAGAAAATAACAAGAATATCAAATGCACAAGGTTTTACTGGTATTATCACTGGAATATCACAAGTAAATAGAGGTGGTGTTGCTGGTGGGGCACTTAAATTCTTCTTCCATGCTGTTGAAGAAAATGCAAACGGTGCTTTAATAAATGCAACTGCATCTGAATTACTTGCTGGTTATCCAATTCTCGTTAAAGACACAAAAGTTGGTAACGGTGTAACATCAGTAAATCCTGGCAACTCTAATGTTGTAAGTATAGGAACCACATTTGTAGATAATATTTACATTGTTAATTCCATAACAACTGATGGAGCAAAAGGAATTTGTACTTGTCATGTTCATAGCAATAGTGTTACATCTATTGCAGGTATATCAACAACTGGTTCATTTACAAGTGTGAATGCACTTGGACAGGCAAATATATTAGGAACAATTAATTGGGGTGTTCTATACGGTTCCAATCTTGTTCGCTCATCAAGTCCTATTTCAATAGGAGTTACAGGACTAACGGTTAACACTGGATTAACCACTTTCCCAACAATTCAGCGTAAAAGTTATGATGAAGTTGGAGAAAGAGGTCATCGCTCATCTGGATCATATAGGGCTGATTTAGCATGATGAGCAAACCACTATAAATAAAAAGAAAAAGTTTAGATACAATGTCAGCAATTGTCACTGATCAATTTAGAATATTAAATGCAAATAATTTTGTAGAATCAGTAGAAAATACAAATAATTCATATTACATTTTTATTGGACTATCAAATCCAAAGGGCACAAACACGCTTGTAGGTTTTGGTAGAACGACAGATTGGGATACTAATACACCTGCACCAACTGATAGTTTTGCTTATAGAAAGCATACAACAGATACTATGATGTTTGGTAGAAAAATATCTTCAGCGAATATAAGAAGGATAATAAGAAGAGTGGATTGGGTTTCTGGAAATAAGTATGAAATTTATAGAGATGATTATAGTGCACAAAATCCAAGTCCTAATACAAAGGCAAATTCTCTATATGACGCAAATTATTATGTGTTAAATTCTGATTTTAAAGTTTATGTTTGTATTGATAATGGTTCAACAGGCACTAATCCTACAGGTAATGTATCTCAAGATGAACCAACTTTTACCGACTTAGAACCATCTAAAGCAGGTAGTAGTGGTGACGGATATGTGTGGAAATACTTATTTACTGTTTCACCAAGTGATATTGTTAAATTTGATTCAACAGAATTTATAACTGTTCCAAATGGTTGG